TCTCGATGATATTTCCCATCCCGAAGACCTGAACTGGATCCGCTGGCTTATCGATATAGAATTTGACACTGCCTGCTGAATAAAAGGCAAACGCGTTAAATGTGGCCGAAAGCTGGTTGATGAGATCCAAGGCCTTGGTTACGCTGTCAATGGCCACATCTAACCGGAAACGCTTTTCATACCCTCCGGATCCATCCAGAATGCGCTCCTCGCAGTACTTGGCCATTTCCAAAAACAATGCGGAATCGATCTGCAAAGCTGTGATAAAATCACCCAGACCGTAGCGGGTATTTGTCAGAAGATCCTTAAGGCACCAGATGGGATTGGCGGACCATTTATCAACGTAGGTTGTGCCATCCCAGGAAAGCACGGCCGAATCGGCCAGTAATTTGAATTGACTTGTATTCGGATCCCAATAATAGTTTTCCCAATCGACCTCAACCCCGCCATTCATTACCCGCGGGACAGATATTTTCCTCCCCTTCACAACGCAACTGTAGTTTGACGAAGCTCCGGATAACTGTTCCTGTGCGATGGCCTCAATGGCCAAGAGCGCGGTATTCGGATAAGAAAGATCATCGGTTTTGATCTCATCAATGCTTTGAAGATACAAATCACCTTGTTTCGTTGGACTTAATGAGGAATTCTCTGAGGTACGCATAACCCGGATATCGTATCGCCCGGGGGTTAGCCCGTCTTTGTGGAAAACTCTTTTGATAGCCGAACGCGTCTTTTCGCTGACCGTTGTTGTCCCCAAATCAATCCATGTCCCGGACGTTGATAATTTGTACTCCACCCGATACGTGACCTGCCAGGAAAGGATCTCGCCGCTTGAGCTGTCTGCTTGGTAAAGACCACCCGGGAAATTAAACTTGATTTCAAAGGCTTCAACATCGATATCGAGTGTGGTGTAAATATACGGACTGTCTTTCAGCAATTGAACGTTTACGGAGATGATGTTGTGGAGATCTTCGAAGTTCGGGATGACCGTTTGAGTATTCGTCCCCAATTTTGTCGTTGTCGATACTCCGGAATAATTCGCAATCGGGTTGTCGTTTATTTTGATATTGGAGATACCCTCGATCTCTCCTTCGCAGAGGGCAAGAAGCGTGTATAAGAAGTTTTTATCGCCATCCGTCCAAATGTATTCATTGACTGCCGTCCCTCCGACTTTGTGTTCTCCGTAAATAATCGGTACCGGCATATTAACGTCCCGGTTTGTTCGTATACCATCCCAGCTATAGGTTGGCGATCCTTCATCCAGGCCGCCCCCTCCGGAGGTGGTTCCAAACGAAGGCAGACTGGGTTTCTGCGTCGCCAGGTAAATGGAATATCCAATGGCCGCTAAAGTGGCGCCGATAACAATCGCCGTGCCGATTGTGGCGATTGTGGCTGCCACGGTCGCGGACGCCCCTAAAGCAGTCGCAATTGTGGCAATGATGCCAAAGATCGTGCCCGGGTCCTCGATCTTAGGGGTGATGATGATTTCATCGCCGTCATTGATGAATTGATCCAGGTCCTTGACGTTCTTTCCGGAAACGATGACATCAAGTTTTTCGAAATCAACAGGCGGAAGGTCACTGAAAGCTGAAAGATAATGCTGAAGCTTAAGTTCCCGGTTAAACGAGACCTCTTTCTCGATTGCCCCATCGCGCTCAAACCTATTGGGAATGTACTTTATCTTGATCATTGGTTCGACTTTCGCTCACCATTTCATCTTAAACCTGTAATAGCCCTCGATTTTCTTAAAGATCTGTAATTCGCCAAGACGGGAAACAATGACACCCGGCCGGGCCGCGTGAATGAATCTCGATTCGTTAAGGACCAACCCGGCGTGATTCACCACAACGGGCGAGGCCCGAAACAAAACAACATCCATAAATTGCGGCCGGTCGACTTTTCCCCATTGCCTGCTGTAATATTCCATAAAATGGTTCTTGCCATTCTGCGGCCAGTTGACTTCGTAAAAATCAAGGTCGAATAAATCCATGCCGCAATCCGCATAGATCGCTTTGATAAGCCCCCAGCAATCCAGCCCTTCCTCGATCATGCGCCCCCGATGCTTGAACGGGATCCCTAAATATTTCTTGATGATATCTTTGTCGTTCATCATCCTGAGCCTGTCGAAGGACTCATCCCAAAAGGATCCTGTTGGATTGAATCGAAGGAAAACCGCCGAACCTCTTAAAATTATTCTTGGTTGTTTTGCAATCCTGCTTCGTTTTACTGCAGACCGTTTCGCTTCCGGAATATCCGCATTCGGCTCCCTTAAACTTCCAATTGCAATAGTTCCGGGAATACCTGCGCAAAGGCAGTTCCACATCCAGGACATCAAATTTACTCGTCAGGATAAAATTGACGTTATCCTGATCCGCGGAATATGAATCGATATAAAAGATATCTTCGATATAAGCGCTTGTGTCCGCTAATTGGTTCGCCCAAACTGTCTTTATAGAAACTTTTTTACCGCGCAGATCCTTACTTTCTAAATACGATTGAATAAGGCGGGAAACATTGGCCACGATAAGATTGACGGAATCGATCGCGCCTTTATTGTTTTCTGAAATCGTGTCTATGGTGATAGGGAATTGGGTATAGGTGATGGCGTTGAAGGTGACATCGGTGTCATATTCGGCAAAATACAAATTTGCCCCCAAGCCGTCATAATCGTGAAGCGTATACAGCCGAACGGGCTTATTGGCCGCAGTATTCTTTTCAGTCTTGAATGTTGCGTTAATCGACCTCATGGTTCGACTCCGCTCACCATTTCATAGGACTTCAACAAACGTAAATGAAAAGTTATAAAGGTTCGCCGAGTGGTTGTCGAAAATAAAGGAATCCTCATCGAACCGCACCGTATAGGTCACGGAATCCGTTGGATTAGTCCAGGTAAAGGACGTTAGTTTCCCAAGCTTGGAAATAAAAAAATCCCTAATCTCTCGCATTTGGGTCTTCGTCCTGTTTTGGAAATTCAATTTGAACTTTCTAATGCTCCTAGAACGGATCGCCCGGCGCTGCTCAATGCCATTCTCAAAATTGGAAACACGCGTGTTATATCCAATGTCCTCCTCAAGGACAAAATCCGGCGTATAGGTAAAATCCGGCATCAGGTGTATCTCCTTATCAAGTCGCGGATCGAGCTGTTGTTCCTGATGGCATCGCCAACGATATCGCTGATGGCTCTCTTGTTTCTATTGATATCCTGGACATCCCAGGCTTGAATGATGACCGGGATATTGATTTCAATGCCGCCGTCTCTCATCTTCTCGCCTCGATTGAGCCGGTTGAAATTATCAACCCCTAAAGCTGACATCCCTCTGCGGGACAAAACGCCCTCACCGGATTGGGCAATAATTGGGACCTCATCAGAAGCCAGCATCCCAGAATGTGCCCTCTGGATGATGCCCCCGGCATGATAGACAATCCCGCCCTGATGAAAGAACTGCCCAAGTCCAGGGAACAATCGGCCGATTGTTTTAACCAATAATAGTTTGGCCAGGGCACTGGAGAGAATCCGCAGGATGCTTCTTCCAAAATCAGCAAACACCTGTTTGAGATTGTTGAGCTGGCCAGTGACCACATTGAAGAAAAAATCTCCCAGACTATGACTCATGGCCTGAGCCGTATTCTGTGCGATGTCCTTCATCGCATTGAATTGCTTAACGACCGGCGCAATGTCGACCTTGGGAGGGTTCTTAAACAAATCAAAAATCGATTTGATCTTGGCATGAGTATTCTCAAAAAAACCTGCCAAATCCCCTTGGCCTTCGAGAAATATCTTCGATATCCCGCCCTCCAGATTCTTGATGTAATTGTCCGTGATCGATGCGTTCGCCCGCAGTTGATTCGACATGTCCTTAAGAGATAATGCCGCTATTTTGTAATTAACCTTCATGCTCTCTGGTAGCAGTTTGAATTGGCTGACCTTTTCGTAAATAAGCGAAGCTTTATCTAGCATCGTTGATAAGGCCTGATTGATGACACGGACGATCGACAGAAATCCGATGGCCACCATCTTGGATCCGATTTCCAGGGCGTTTAGAACCGGGACCGCAACCTTGCCAAGCTTGTCCCAATACAAGATAAGAGCTGCCACGGCCGCAATTAATGCAACCAGCGCCATTTGACTCCCTGAAAGTGTTAAGAACGCCGCGCCTAGTTTGAGTATTTCGCCGGTAAAGGTTGTAATTTTCCCGATAATGGTGACGACAATACCAGCCATGCTCAAATACACACCGGACATAAACGTCGCGTGGATAATCGCCTGTTGCTGTGCAACTCCCAGACTGTTCCATTGGTTAAGAAGCGCGCCCAAAATGTTCGTAAACCTCTCCATAATCGGCGCCAAAACCTCGCCGATAGTGAGCTGAAAGGCCGCCGTGACGTTCTTGAGCCGTTCCATTTGCGCACTAACTCGTGAGGAGTATTCTGCGGAATTCCTGAACGCCAAAAGCATGGGGCCAGTCATCGATGCTCCCAAAAGGCTCACGGCGCGGCCAACCTGCGAAATATCCCGGCCCAACTGCTTCATGTGGGTGCCCAGTTCCTTGATGGCGTTTCTAAAACGAATGAAGGCCCCCTCAATCCCTTTGAGCCTTTTGGTCACCTCATCTCGCAGTCTCATGATAATTTCGAGTTCGCGGTTCGTCGGCATTACTTTCCCTCTTTTTCTTTGATCTGGATCATCTCAAATTCGATGATCTCCATCGCCCGAATGAATTTCTTGGGCTGATCCATCCATCCCCCTAGATTCGGCAAAAATCCCCGGTTGTAAAGTATAAACGCCCTTAAATACTCCCAACTCCTTGAACTGATCTTTTTAACCGGACATCCCTTAAATTCCTCGCCGTTAAAATTCCAGATGCTGTCCTCGCACTCCTCCTTGGCGCACTGGTTGTCTTTGGCCTCTGATTTGAGCTTCGGGCAGTCCAGCTGGCCTCTTGAAAAACTAAGCCAGACTGCCAGTCTTAGTTTTCTGCGTCGTCCTCGTGGAATTTGTCCTCGTTCCAGATGACCTCGGCCAGCTCCATCTTTAAATTGCTGGGAAACATGTTCAAGACTTCCTCGCTGAGTCCCTCAATTAGCTTCCCAGCGAAATGCCCGTTACTCGTTTCAAACTTGACCTGCTCTTTGGTCTTGGGATGAAGAAAGCCCTCAAATCCCTTTAACCCGTACTTGACAATCAGGTGATTACGCCGCCCCAAACTAAAACTCATCCTGGCCTTGTCGTTGGGATTCTTGGGGTCCACATCGAGAGAACTTGTGATATCCTCGATGTAGTTGCGGATGGTGGGATCTAATAACCCGAGAATAAATACCGTTGGGTCGGAAGGGTCTGGGTCATTGGGTGACTTGTACCGCTTGGTTTCATTGCGATCGATTCCAGTAAACATAACTCAATCCTCCTTTGGTTCGACTTCGCTCACCACAAGTTTCTTGAGTTTGGCAAATTTTCGAATTTGTCGTCGGAAAAGTCTCTCGGATCGCAAAAACAGGTTTTCGATACCACAAAATTGCTTTCTCGACGAGAA